AGGGGTTTGATGCCCTTGGTCTTCGCCTCGGCCATCAGATCAACGATCATACCGTAAACCGGCACAGAGGTTGAGGCGATGGTTGCAGTATTGCCGGCCGCGATTGCGCCGGAATCAAAGTTGAAGTGCCGTCCGCTGGAAGGTGCGGAGACATCGGCGGCAAACTCAAGGTCAGTGAGCGGGTCCTGGGCGCCGACAGTCCGAGCGGACCCGTCGCAGTTGTAAGCGTAAGAGATGCCCGAAGCGGTGAGGATCAACAACTCCTCCTGGCGCTGGGCTCTCCATCTGGCCAGTTTGTCGCGGGCCTCGGTGCGGAAGTCAAAAACAGACTGCTGATCATCGACCCGGCCTTTCGAGGTGGTGCCGTTCCGCAGCTGGTCGGTGTGGATCTCCACCCAATCAGACTCCAGGCTTTCCCGACGACCATCGATATCATTGTCGCCGACGATACCGGTACCGCGCATATCCTGAACCAGACCGATACCGGCACGGTCGCCTTTTTCGGTGCGCTTCAACTCTTTCACGGACTGAATGATAGAGTTGTCGCCCTTGCCCATCATTTTTTCAAAGAAGAAATTCTCCCTGAAAACTCGAATACTTTCCTTAACCCATGCTTTTTTTTGCTCGGGCTGCATGGCTCCGAGAGCAGTGTATCCCATGATATTACTCCTTAAAGGTTGCAAAAATAGAACTTCGTTTTTGGCTTCTTCGGGAGCCAACCGGGATAAAGATTGCCGCCTCTTTACCAGGCTGAATCATGGAATACGGTTCCAAGGGTCCGGGAAGGTTTACCGCCTCTTCCATTGGCGAGGTGCTGCTTGCTTTTTGGGTCTTGACCTACTTCAACAGTTTTTCCCGCTCTTTTTCGGGAAGTTTTTCATACTCGTCTTGAGCGTCCGGCACCCTCGGCTTGACATCCATCGACCGGTTGCCGGTGCCGGAAAGCGGCGGCGGCTGACGGTTCGCGGTGTCGGCGTTGATCCGGGCCTGCTCGGCTTTCCGCTTGTCTTCTCGCGCTGCCGGCGGCGTGAATCCTTTCATAACCTTGCCGACGGCCTTGGTGAGCGCATCGCTCAGATCGCCGCTCTTGGCATAATAGAAATCCCGCCACTCAACCACCTCGTCAATTGCCTCCTGGTCGCGACCTTCGGCGGTGGCGTCCAGTTGCGGATACTGAGAGATGATACTGGCAACAGTCCTGGTGAATGTCGCCTGGGCCTCTTGTACCGTTTTCTGTTGCTCGCGCTCGGAAAGGCGGGCATCGGTTTTCCTCTCCGCCGCCTCTTCCGCCCGGCGATACCGTTCGTTTTCAATCGTCTCAGCCAGAGCCAGGGCCAAATCTTCATCGCCGTCCATGATGGCGGCGTTGTACTCCTTGAGCATGGATTTCAGGTCGACCGGCTTGGCGGCGCCGGCCCCTTGGCTCGTTTCGTCGTCCGGCTGGACAAATGGCTTTTCGAGAGCAGCAAGCGGTTCCAGTGATTCCCTGGCCGCTCGCTCCTCTTTCAACTTGGTGTTCACCTCATCGAATCGTTCGCGGGGGATATGTTGAGAGCGTTCTTCTTTCTTGGCCTCGGCCTGCTGCTTGCCATCGTCCTGGCCTGCGGTTCCTGCATCGGCCTCGAGGTCTTTCCCCGCAGCGGTGTCAGCCTGCAGTTTTTCCACCTCACTCAAGGCTTCGTCGTCATCGTCGTTGTCGCCCTGATCGTCATCCGTGGTATCGCCGCGCAGGATCTTTTCGTCCACAGGTTCGATATATTCCTCGAACTCGTCCTTAAATTCGTCTTTAATGTCTGGCATCTATTTGTTTCCTTGTTGTTTTTTGTTCCACTTCTTCCACGCCTTTTTGATGTCACTCAAGGACAATGAAAGAAACTCTGCCGATCTTGCGTTGATCTCTGAAAACTCCGTATGGTTGAAGACAAACAGATATTGTGTCTGCTCAGTTGTCTGGATACGTGAGCCTTTAAAACTGCACCCGTATCTGTCTATTGCAAACTCTATGGTTTCATGCAAAATAGCCTCAAGTAGACCTTCGAACGTTTCATAGTCTGCCCCTATCTTTATCCTTGGGATTTTTCCTTTTTCGGGGAAGTGATAATATTCTGCGCCAATTCCTTCGCGCAAAACTACTTCCACCTGGTCCGGACCGAAATAATATGAGCCGACGATCTTCTGTTTCACGCGCCCACCATCTCGTACCGGCTTCCCGTCCATTCAGCAACGCATGGATACCTGGTGGCATGATCTGCCATGGCGATATTCACACCCTCCTCGATCTGCTCGTCAGTGAGCCCATCGTGTATGCACTGGATGATGAAAGCTTCCATTTCGTCCTTGAACCAGTCGCTCATACAATATCCCCGCCTTCAATCCCGGCATTCATTCCCACACTCGGATTGGTCGGCGTCAAAGGATTCGTGTTTTCCGGTCCCGGATTCTCAGGGATTGGTTGAATCGCTGAGTTGTCGACCAGCGGCGGGCCGTCCTTATCAACCCACCCGGAACTCTTGAGGATTTGATCCATTACTGGCGCAAGCTGCGGAGTCATCGCAATATTTTGCGCAGTCTCTGAACCCGAGAACATCCCCTCAATAGTCTTGTTGATCGCTTCCGCGTCGGTCTTCCTGATCTGTGCATCAATCAGCCGGGCCTTTGCCTCAAGAGTCGGGTCAACCGGTTGTTGTGGCTGCCCTGCACCTTCCATGGCGGTAATAATTTCGTGCTTATCGCTCAAATTCGAATGCTTAATGACCACCGCGTCAGGAATCGCGACACCCATGTCTTTCCGCATACTGCTGATTTGCTCAAACTGGCTGTTGTCGAACGTGATCTGCATTGGTTGCTCGGCAACCACTACATCATATTCACCGGCTGTCATGTCGTTGAGATACTGGCCAGTCCCCGGGTCGAACTCATTAATCACCAAATCCTCCTGCTCTTCCTTGCCCGTGAAAGGATTCTGTTTGGTAATCTTGAATACCCGTTCCGCCGTATAGTATTTGCTGATTGCGTAATTGATCCAGCCTGCCAGCATGTGCCTGGTCCGGGCCAGGTTGTCGAGCGGAACGGCAAGTATCTGCTGACTGGCGTGCTGCCTGCTCTGGGCCGCAACCCCTGACTCCTCGAAGTTCGCCACTCCGCGCATTGCATCCGGGATAGTTACGTCCTGCAGGATCTTGGAACTGAGTGTGACAAGCTCTGCCATTCCCTGCGGCATCGGGTTTGCGTTGATCTTTTCGAGTGGTTCCGTCCCTTTTTTGCGCTCAATAACCAGACCGGTTTTTGCTCCCCATGCGCCCAAATCGGTCGTGCTCATGTTGGTGAGCTGGCCTTCTTCGAGCTGCCATCCGCTATTGGCCGTGGTGTTGATGATATGGACGGTCTGGCTCGCGCTCTTATTCAGGGCCAATTGAGGACCAACCGCATTATCGACCATTCCCCGACTCTTGCCGCGCCGGAAATACGGGAAGAACGGCACAACCGTCAACCTGTCGTATGGGCTCCAGTCGTCATGGAGAACGGCGTCTATGGTTGTCACGGTCCAGCGTACCCGCTTGATTCTCCTCTTGGTGATGAGCACACCCTTGGATAGCATCTCGGCCCGTTGCTCCGGTGTCTCATCTCCGGAGAGCGGCCTGATATCTCCACCCGGATGAATCGCAACATCCGATACTTTCCTGATCCAGTGCTGCCGATCGATCACCCTAAGTTTCTTGACCTTGGCCACGACGAAAGAGGAATCGAATCGATCCTCGGTCCCGAATGTGTTTCGCAACTCTCCGTCGCCATCGTCACCCCATCTGGTTTCATCGGCGGTGCCAAGCGCTTCGGTTTCGGCAATCCTGCGGGCTGCCATCCCGTAATCCTGCTCAATATCATCCAGGGAGAGAAGGCGGGTCTCGATCCAATCACCCCACTCATTCGGATCGTAGCTCCGTGCATCAGGGTCGGGCATCCCGTCGAGCGGATCAATTGTGCGGATCTTGACCTCTCCGTCGACC